TTGAGTGTTCGTTTTTCTTTGGAAGTCTTTTACAAAACATGGGTTGCTCACTTTTTGTACGATCTTACAAATTGAGCAATGTGAAAGAAAAAATGAATGAATTTAACATGATTAAAAAAAACTACTTTACAAGGAATTGAGTGTTCGTTTTTCTTTGGAAGTCTTTTACAAAACATGGGTTGCTCACTTTTTGTACGATCTTACAAATTGAGCAATGTGAAAGAAAAAATGAATGAATTTAACATTTCCTTTGGAAACTCGCGTAGCAATGTGAAAGAAAAAATATATTTAAAGATAAAATAATAATGTATAATATAATAATGTATGTTTGTGATAAATGTTAAAAAATATTTAAATATAAAAGCGAATATAATAGACATGTAAACTGCAAAATTAGCTGTAACAATGAATGGACATGTTATAGGTGTAATAAAATATTTACAAATAACAATAAATTAAAAAGACATCTGGGGAAAAAATATCCTTGTAATACAAAAATAGATTGTAATAATGTAAAAGATTTACAAATAGAATTACTTAAAGCTCAATTGGAAATAGAAAAATTAAAGAATAATACTAATATTATTAATAGCAATAATAACACCACTATTAATAATACCAACAATATTAGTGCTAATATTCAATATAACACAATTGCTCTTACTCCTAATAACTTTAATGTTGATAAGATTAATGTTAATGATATTGCTAATGAGGAAATAGGATTAAGTGATATTATACGCAAGGGGACTTTGTTGCCTAATGGTAAAAGTAATTATGTTTGTACCGATACTAGCAGATTAACATATAATCGGTTAACTAAAGATGGGAAATGGGAGTTAGATCCCAAAGGACAATATCTAAGAACATGTATGTATCCTAAGATAGCAGAAAAAGTAGAAAAAGTATATGATAATTATGAAATAAACAATACATGTTATACCTATGATCAATTAATGGATTTATTAATAAGTAAATCTAAAATGGTAAAACCAAGTGATGATTTTTATGAGAAAGCTCTTAAACGATTGGGACCAAAAGTATATGTTCCAAGAAAAAATTTAAAAGATTATATTTGACTTAAAACAATAGTTAAGATTAAATTTTTTATTACATTATAATTGTAACAAATTAGCTTAAAGAAATTTATAACATTATAATTGTAACAAATTAGCTTAAAGAAATTTATAGATAATATAATTATACTTGTTAGTTTTTATCATAAATTGTTTATTATTTTGAAAATCACATGCTATGTATGTAGCAATTTGTTTATTAATTTTATCATACAAACCATTTTCTATATTTTTAATAAATAATTTCAGCATTTTAAATTTATAAAGATTTAAATAATTTTTTTATAAATTGAATAATAGTATCATATTTCATAAAATTATAACCTAATTTTTTGTATTTATTTCTAAATTTATTTATATCTTTTTTTAATCCAGATGGACTTATTTCTTCTATTATTGTTTTGAGACGTTTTGTATGCATTTTTTCGTTTTTAATCCACATATTATATATTTTGTTAGATGATGGATTAGTTTTATCATAATTCCATAAGAAAAAATATTTTATATCTTCTTTATAATCTCTTATAAATCGTCTTTTTACATTCTCTTTTACATTTAAATTTATAAATAATTTATAGTCAGGAACAACATCATATACATTTGTACTTCTACCCATATCTTGATTAATACCAACAAATATAATGGGTTTATTTTTATGTTTATAAATATAGCTATAAATATATTTTTGATATGATTTAATAGTGAATTTATGTCTTTTTACAAATTTATTTAGTAAATCATCGAGATCCATAACTATAATTTTATTCTTATATGTTTGTTTTAATTCATTTGCAAGTGTGGATTTACCACTTGCAATTGGACCACATATATGTATTATCATTTTTATATATAAATAATTAATATAATAAAATTTTGCATTTTTAAACTTCAAGGGTGTAAATGTGATAAAAGTATTTGTAGTGAGTGTTCAAATAATTGAGAACGTTGTGGAGATTGTATGTGTAATGAATGTTGGACTTTTAGTGTATGTTCCTAAAAAAGAATTAAAAAATTATTTAGATTAATATTAACTTTCACCCTCACCAAGAACATACTTCTTGTGATCCATTCGTAAAAATACACTGTTATGCTGTTTAAAAACCCAGTAATCATGATTTAAAATATCATCTTCAGTGTTGACGAAGACAATCTTTATCTAGTTCTGCGATTTTACTAATACCATCACTCTCAGTTCTAATAACTTCATCCAGTAAATGAATTATACTATTATCACCATCATATTGTACAAAAACATTAGGATCTTTATATTGATTAATGGCATCAATTATTAAATTATAACCTTCTTCTTGAGTATTACAATCTATACCACGAAGTAACCTGTAGACGGTTTTATCTAGACCATCCATGGATCCTTCATTATTACGCAGGCCATTCCGTCTATTCCTTCTGAATTCCTACCCGACTCAAATGAGTCGGTAAGGATAGCAAAAGCATTCCTTACCCAAAGCTTCCTTACCCAAAGCTTTGCGTTCCTTTAGCGACATCCCTATCCTTAGCTCATCCCCATCCTTAGCTCAAAGCTTTGCGTTGAGCGTTGGAAAATCGAAGATTTAGGGATCCTCATCTCGACTCAAATGAGTCGGTAAGGATATAATACGGCTAAATTAATCATATTTTTTGAATCAGATAAATTATTCTTATTTTTAAATGTTTGAATTGATTGTTCATATAATGTACCGGCTTTATCTGATTTATTTTGTATTTCATAAAGTTTTGTTAGAGATACCATACAATTAGAACATTTTTTTCGTACACCTATTTTATATAATTTTTTTGCAGTAGATTCATCATGATCAATTCTTAAATAAATATCTGCCAAAAAATCTAAAGATTCATAATCAATCCCTTTAATTTTTTCCAATAACTCTCTTACGGGTATTTTGTGAATCTTTTTCCATAAAACAATTAGGATTATTACAACATTGTAATTGGTTCTCAGACAATAATTTATCTAAAAAAATATTATCATCCATAGTTTTGCCACAGTTTCATTACCAATATTAATAATATGATGATATAAATTTAAATTTTTACATAAAAAGAAAATTGACTTATTTTTAAATTTAAAATTAAATATTAGACAGTTACTTAATGATGGATGATAGTTTATTATCGGGTGAGGAACTTTGTGATAAAGCAATAAATTGTTATAGGAACAAAGATTACAAAGAAGCAATTGAATTATATAAATTGGCTAGTGACAAAAGTTATGTTCCTGCAATAAATAATTTAGGCTATATGCATCAATATGGTCTTGGTATTGATATAGATTATAAAGAAGCTATTAGATTATATAAATTGGCTGCCAATGAAGATTTTGTTCCTGCAATAAATAATTTAGCCGGTATGTATCAATATGGTCGTGGAGTTGATAAGGATTGTTCTGAGGCCATAAGGTTATATAGAATTGCCATTGATAGGGGTTCGACGCAATCAATGAAAACACTAGCACGTATGTATCGTTATGGCTTTGGGGTGGAACAAGATTGCAAAGAAACTATTAGATTATATAAAATGGCAATTGATAATGGAGATCCATATACAATGAAGCAACTAGCAATCATGTATGCTATGGGTCGAGAAGTTAAACAAAATTATGAAGAATCAATTAGGTTATATAAATTAGCTGCGAAAAAAGGCTATATTCCCGCAATTAATGATTTAGGAGTTATGTATGAAAAAGGCAATGGAGTAGAACAGAGTTATGGAAGAGCGATTCAATTGTATAAATTGTGTAGTCATCAAGACTCTAAAGCATTAGTACTATTAATGGAATTATATGATAATTTGGAGGAAAGTGAAATTATGGAAATATTAAATGAATTTGCTGATGAAAATATGAAATTAATACAAGAAAAGATAAAACTAAAAAAAGAAAATAGAAAATTAAAAAAAGAAATTAATAAATTGAAATATAAACCAGGTGGACCCGGATATGAAGAAACTAAGAAACACTTCAAATCAATAAAAAATTGATTAAATAAAATCCCATATTTTATTATTTTTAATCATTATATTAAATATGTCAGAAATATTAACAAAGGTGAGGGAATTTGCAAGAAAATATTTAGAACAGTATGATCCATCACATGATTATGCTCACGTTTTACGTGTAGAAAAAAATGCCTTACGAATTGCAGCTGAGGAAAATTATCAAGGAGATTTAGAAGTAATTCAAATTGCTTCGCTTTTGCATGATGTTGGTGATCATAAATACACTGGTAATGAAACTGATGGAGTCAAGATAGTGACAGAATTTCTGAAATCAGTAAATTATCCTAAAGAAAAAATAGATAGAGTTTGTTTTGTTCACAGTCACATTAGTTTTAAAAATGAACTGGATAAACCAATTAAAAATAATATTGAACTTAACATAATCGTCGACTCGGATCGTCTCGATGCTATGGGTTGTATTGGAATATTACGTGCTTTTACATATAGTGCCATAAAAAATATACCATTTTATATAGATGGAGCCAAACCTAGAAATAATTTAGATAAAGATACTTATATGAAAAAAGAAGAAAATTGTACTATTTCTCATTTTTACGAGAAATTATTACGTTTAAAAGATTTAATGAGAACCGAAACTGGTAAAAAAATGGCAGAACAGCGCCATCAATATATGGAAGAGTTCTTGGTGCAATTTTATAAAGAGTGGTATTGTAAGATCTAAGTGGAAAACTCTTCTAAAAAAAAACACTTTTAGTCAATTGTTAATAAGGAACTAGTGTTAGTCCACGTTTTGCATAGACATAATCACAATCATCATCAGGGGGGTATCGTCCCCCCTTCGACCTCTGTCTCCGACAACGGAGGAGATTGAGGGAAGAACTATCTTCTTCGCTATCATCATATTCTTTATGTTTTTTTCCATAATTTAAGAAAATCATCATTTTTCCATTTCTTCCCCGAAACGGCACAATGCGTCCGCCAGAACGAGTTGTTACAACAACACAGGTTGGATTGTTATCAATTATCTGTGGAACAAAGTCGTCCTTTTGATAAAATATTCCCATGCGACGACCATTCTTTGTTGTGCATATTCCTCCTGGTCGACCCCACTCATCTAAACTAACTTCTAAATAATCTATTTTATCCGGTTTGTGTGTATCAAGAGGATCATCACCTCTATCAGCAAAAACAATACCACACCCTTTGCAAACCCAACCGGCTTGACAGAATACTGTTAATCTACGAATTGGATGACCTACACCACAATGACAATCATAGTTCTTTAAAATTCTCCTTTCTTCTCTTTTTTGCACTTTTTTATTTTTTGAGTGATAATAGAGACATTCATCACCATGTTTACATCCTAATCTACCATAAAATTTACATAACTTATGAGTTTTCTTAGGTGTAATATCTTTAATGCGAAGCATTGTAAACACAGGTTAAAACTTTAAAACAAAAATAGATGTGACTTTTAATTATTTCAATTTTAATGTGATATTGCATCTGATACAACTAAATCGATAACAACAAACTTTCCACTTTGGATCAATATAATATTCTTTTTTATATTTTACACACTCAGGTAAATTATAGTGACACCCACAACACCTAAACAATTTAGAATTTAGCATATCCTCTTGTAAATCGGTTGATATTAATGTATTTGTAATTTGAAGTGGATTTTGAATAAGGTAATTAATAATAAAAGTTTTAAGAGTAAAATTATTTTGAAAATAAATTTCTGTTTGTTGAGGTAATTTAGTAAGATTATTATTATTACACCACAATTGTTTTAATGATAGTGGTAATTGTGGTAATACACTAAGATTATTATAATCACACCATAATTTTTGTAATGATAGTGGTAATTGAGGTAATTCTGTAAGATTATTATTATTACAGCTTAATATTTGTAATGATAGTGGTAATTATGATAATTCTGTTAGATTATTATTATCACAGCTTAATTTTTGTAATGATAGTGGTAATTGTGGTAATTCTGTTAGA